GGCCAGTTTCGGCTGGACTTATGGGGACACAACCCCGTAGACCTAGAACGTCAAACAAGGAGAAAACAAATGGGAAGACCGATAAACAAAAGATATTTTGGTGCAGTAGTAAATGCTTCACCAGATGGAAATTTCACAGTATCTGTGAGAGTAACAGGACAATCTGAATCAAGTTCAGGTATAATGCTGAGCCAAAGATCAACTAATAAATTCAAAGTTGATGATGCGGCGGCTGGTAATGGAAACGAAGGTATTTGTACATTAGTTGACAAAGCACCTGGTACATTAGCAGAAGGTGATATGATTTTAGAAGGATTCGTTGGTGGCGGTTCAGTTGCTACTAGAATCAAAAAAATCTACAACAGAACTTGCAGAGATTTCAGCAATAATCGTTACACATGGAGCATCTCAGATGACTCAACTCGTAACGTTATGGTGTTAACTGCACTGTAATAAGTAATTTTTTAGGGAGTGGCAACACTCCCTAAAATAAAAGGATTTAGATGTCAAAAACAGTATATGTAGAATCTGGTGATTATAAAATAAAAGTTTCGGATCAAAACGAAATTATTTTAGACACAGGTGTAACTGGTGTTACAAGAATCACAGGTGACCTTATTGTGGAAGGAGAAACTACCACAGTCAATACCACCAACCTTGACATAGAAGATAACGAAATTTTATTAAACAAAGGTGAAACTGGTTACAGTGTCACAGACAATAATCAAGAATCAGGAATTAGAATAGACAGAGGAACTCTTGACGATGTACGTTTTGTGTACGACGAAAAGATTGCTTGGAATGATCCAAACACTCAAACAACATCACAAGGTCCAGGTGTTGGACAACAAGCAGGACAAGGCCCTGACTTTGGTTCTTTTAAAATAGTTTCTGCTTCAGGTGACACATTAGCATTAAGAGTTGCCAACATCAACAACTCAAATGCAATTTATTTTGAACCTGGTGCGGCAGGCACATTGAGATTAGGTAGCAGTATTACTCCAGCAAATTATATCAGCAGAATGACAGATGACAACGATATTCCAAATAAAAAATATGTGGATGATGAAATCAATGCAATTGTTGTTGGTGCGGCATTTCCGAGAATAGTTGACGGAGATACAGAAGTAAAAATTACAGACGATTCTTCATCAGGCACCACGTCTAAAATTGAAATCACAATTGATGGCACATTGGTAGGATTATGGGAACCTACTAGATTTGAACTGTATCAACAAACTACAGATATTGGTAGCATTAGATTTGAAGACGACAAAATCAGCGGACTGAATTCAAATCAAGATTTAGAATTGGTAGCACCAGGAACAGGCTCTGTAAGGATAAACGACTCGTTTATCATTAATAATAGACCAAGTGTGCTGGATGCCGCATTAGACCCGTTATTTGACGCCAATGGCGTTAAATTGTATGCGAAATCACCAGCAGGAGGTGATACAGGATTATATTTTGTAAATACAAATGACACAAGAGGAGAAGTGATCAGCAAGAATAGAGCACTGCTTTTTGGATTATTATTTTAAGGAGAAACAATGGCTATAACAAACACAGAAGTGAACGGTACACAGGACGTAATAACTGTTCCAGCAGGTAAAAGTTATGCTGTTACATCTATATTGATCACAAACGTTGGACCAGAAGATTCAACAGGCACTGAAGACAGTCGCTTCACACTGTACGCAGTGACAGGCTCTTTCAATGCAAACAGATCAATGATTGTTAACAATGCATTACTACCAGGTGCTGAAACATTTACGTTGGACACAGAAAAGATTGTGTTAGGCGCAGGCGATTTTATAAGAGTTGCTCAAACAGGCGCTAACAATCTATCAGTAGTTGTCAGTTACTTGGAGGTATAATGAGATATATCAAACGTCAATCTACTAATCGAAGATTATTGAGAGGTAAAGGTGTAATTTACACTCAATACGAAACTATTGAAGCACAATCAACAGGTGCATTTTTAGTTCCTAAAGGTACTCAAGCACAAAGACCAGGAACACCAGTAGAAGGACAATTGAGATATAACACCACACTGAGACAACTAGAAGTGTATGAATCATTAGGTGGAGGAGCACCAGTATGGAAACAATTTAGATTGTCTGAACCTCAAAATATTGTAGTACAAAGTCTTGGTAATGGTGACGACACAGAAGTTAACTTTGGACCTTTACAAGATGGATTCGGTTCTGGAGTAGGTTATCCAACAGCGCCAGAAAATATTTTAACAATGGTTGAAAACGTTTTACAAATTCCAATCACCAACTATACATTAACACAAAGTCCTTGCAATGTTGTAAGCAATATAATAAGTGTTGTTTCTAATTATAACTCCACAGGTGTAGGAGCCTTTGTTAGTTCAAATCCTTTGGTAATTGATTGGCAAACAAAAGGTTATCATGTAGGTCAAACCATCGTGGTTACAGGATCAGCAACAAATAACGGAACGTTCACTGTGACAGCAGTAACTCCAACGCATCTCAGTGTGAATAATTTGAGAAACAATGAGACAAATTCAGGAGGTGGAAACACTTTCAGTGTGGACGGAAAAAGTTCTGTTACAGGATTATCTTATCCATCAGGTCAATATATTACATTCGGAACAGCAGTTCCAACAGGTAAACCAGTCACTGTATTACACAATTTTGACAAATAATACCTTTTAAAATTTTTAATAAATATAAAAAAAGGAATATTATGCCATCCAATGTAGGTAAAATATCAGGACAATTATTAAGAGCAAATCTTACTAGAACCAGCGACTTGGCGTTCGAAACAGACTTATTGTATATTGCTCACACAAACGGCAAGATTGGAGTTAATACAGATGCTCCTACAAGAGATTTACAGAGTGTGGGTGATGCGATTTTCAGAGGAAATCTGATTGCAACTAATTCTGCTGTTTTCGGTAATATAGGTATAGACGGTCCAACAGATACAGCATCAACACTAACTGGCCCAATCAATATGATCGCCGGATCCAGTTTTCAAATGACTGAGTTGAGAACAGATAATCTAGCATTCACAAACAGTGGAATTAGAGCATACAACAATGACAATATAAAAATTTATCCAGGTCCAGGCACAGGTATTTTTAACATTCCATCAGATTTAAAAACTTATGGAAATATTCAAGCCACAGGTGACATAACATTTGATGGAAATATTTTCATTGGTGGAGACAGTCAAGACGACACATTAAGTTTTCAAGGAGATATAGAATCTGATCTAATTCCAGATCAAACACTAACTTACAACATAGGACAAAATAATCAACGTTGGGGCCAAGTACACGTTCAAACTATGACAGGGTTGAATAACATCACTGTTGATAACACAATTTCATTAGCCGGTGTAAGAGTTAACTTAGGTATAGAAAACAAATGGTATGTAAGTACTAACGGTACTGATTTATTAGCAGGTAATCATCCTAACTTTGCTTTCGGTACAATCAAGTATGCATTACAGTACATTGAAGAAAGCACAGCAGGCCCACATGAATTACATATTTTACCGGGAACATACACAGAAGAATTTCCATTAGAAGTTCCAGCCAATGTGTCTGTTAAAGGTCAAGGAATACGATCGGTAACAATTGTTCCAACATTAGCAACTCAATCCAAAGATGCATTTTTGTTAAATGATGCCTCAATGGTCAGCAATTTAACTGTCAAAAACTTTTTGTATGACAACGCAACAGATGTTGGATATGCATTCAAGTTTGCTCCCAATGCCGGCATAGTAACTAAATCACCATATATTCAAAACATAACAGTGATCACTCAAGGGTCGACCACTTCAGTATCTGATCCTCGAGGATTTGATTCAGCCGACGCTGGTAAAGGAGCATTAATTGATGGATCTGTGCTGGACACAGCATCTCCAACAGCATCAATGCTTTTCAACGCAGTCACGTTTATTACACCAGGTGTTGATGGTTTCACTCTAAAAAATCAAGCCAGAGCAGAAATTATTGATTCATTCACATATTTTGCTGACACCAGTATTAAATTATTGAGTGGTTCTGAAGCGAGAATAATTGGTTCAGCCAGTGTGTATGGAAATAAAGGCATCACGGCAGATGGCAACGGCACAATTTGTTATGCAATATCGCACAATTTTGCCTACGTAGGCACAGGAAAAGATGTAGAAAACGACGATTCTTTAATTAATCAATTGACTGAAACAGAAGAGACTAATGGTGGCAGAGTTTATTTTCAAAGTCAAGATCAATCAGGAGATTTTAGGGTTGGTGACAATTTTATTGTGGATCTAGGCAAAGGAACAACATCTATTTCCATAAACGAAAGTGATCTAGGTGCTTCAACTTTAACTGTGGGTGTAGCAGGCACAACTACATTTATAGATGCTACAAAAATAGATGTGCCTAACTTTAGAATTTCTAACAATACAATTCAAACGCAACAGGATGGATTCACAATCAGTGCGGCTGGATCTAATAATGTAAATTTAAATTCAAATGTGTTGATGCCTAATGTGGATGTCACAGGCAATGTGACCATTGGTGGATCAGCAATTAATTTTGGAAATGAAGCAGGCGACACTGTGGATTTTGCTATGGATTTTCAGCAAGACTTATTACCAAGTCAAGACACACAAAGCAACATAGGCTCCAGCACAAAAAGATGGAAAAAATTAAATTCGGCTAGGTACATAAGCGACACCATTGAAATTCACAATAATGTGATACAAGCCATCAATACCAACAGTGATTTAGAATTGAGAGCATCAGGCACAGGTACAGTAAATCTTGAAAATGTTAAATTTAAAACATCAGTAAGTTCAACACAAGGAGATGTGGCATTCAGTGCTGGTGCTGATACTACAATAATTAACACCAACAGTTACATAAAATTACCATCAGGCACAACCGCTCAAGATCCTGCTGAAGGCAATGCCATAAGATTTGATTCAACTTTGAATGAATTTGAAATGTTTTCCACAGGTAAAATAGCACTGAACGGAATCAAAGATGGTGATAGAAACACGCAGATTGATTTAAACAGCAATCAATTTCAATTCTACAGCGATAATAACTTGGTTGGACAATTGGACGGTTCGGGCAATTTGATTGTGAACAGATTTAGTTCACAAAATCAATTTGCGTTGGACAACAACACAGTAACAGTGGGCAGTATAGGCGGTCAAGCCGCACTGATTGCCAACGGTACAGGTAGAGTTGTGCTGGACACAGCAAACCTTGAAATATCTGGTGGTTTGATAGAAAACACAGTTGTTGATGCTGATATTACCATTACTGGAACAGGCTTAAAACAGAACAGAACCATTCGATTTGACACCACAAACGGTTACATAGGACCATTTGGAACTGAAGCACAAAGAGACGCAACAGTGCCAAGATTGGGAGCCTTATGGTTCAACACAGACAACGGTCTGTTAGAGATATATGCAGGTGCGGCGGATGGATGGGTGTCTTCCATTGGTGTGCAAGAGGTCACTGTGACCAGAGAACTAGCCAACGATTTGAATACCATTTATAACCTGATATTAAACTAGTATAAATTAACCTTGTACAATATAATACCAAATTAGCGATAAATAAGTTTAATGCTGTGATCCGACCAGATTCAGCAGGACAAACCGTGGTACAACCGGCGAAGAACTTGTGAACAACGCAAGGTGAAAATCAGGTTGGTGGGACAAGATCCCCGTGCTTAAAAGGAGTAAACAATGGCCGTAGGTCGAATTTCGGGTCAGCTCTTAAAGTCAAACCTTCTACGTAATGGTGAAGATTTGGCCTTTGAGACTAATCTGTTATACATTGATGTTAATAACAACAGGATCGGTATAAAAACCGCTACTCCACAATATCCGTTAGATGTAAACGGAACAGCACGTACAACAAATGCAGAAGTTACAGGACAGGTAGATGTAGGAAATATCACTGTATCTGGCAACACAATTAGCACCACATCACCACAATTAAATTTTTCAGCCGCTGATGGTATTGTTTACAACAACAAATTATATGTAAATGATCTGATTATAGATGGCAATTCAATTACTGCCACAGAATCCAATCAAAATTTTGAAATAGTAACCAGCGGATCAGGCATTGTTGAAGTTTACGGAAATACCAGAGTAAACGGTAACATACACGCAACTGGTAACATTAGAGCAGATGGCAATATCACCATTGGTGATAGTGACACAGATTCAATCACAATCAATGCAGATATAACATCTAATTTAACACCAGATCAATCAGACACTTATAATTTAGGTACACCTACAAAACGTTGGAATGAAGCATACGCAAATAACTTAACAGTGGATAACTTAACACTATCAGGTAACATCACTGTACAAGGATTAAATTTAACAGCACGTCCTGGTAAAGTGATATACGTTGCTACAAACGGTGATGATACTAAATCAGGAACTCACCAAAATGATCCTTATGCTTCTATTGAACAAGCCTTATCAGTGGCAGTAGCAGGTGATCATATTCACATTTATCCTGGCACATACACAGAAGATTTTCCATTAACTGTACCAACAGGAGTGTCAATCAGAGGTGATGGGTTAAGATCAGTAACTATTCAGCCAAGTGTGTTGACCAACAACAAAGATGCTTTTATATTGAATGGTGAAGTGACCATTGAAGACTTAACTGTTACAGGTTTTTATTACAACGGTGTTAACAATACAGGACACGCATTTAGATTTAATTCTACAGGCAATGATGACTCAACAGGATTTCAAATAACAACTAGATCACCATACATTAGAAATGTTTCAGTGATCACGCAAGGCTCAGTGACTACACCACAAGATCCTAGAGGGTTTGCTTCTGGTGATGCTGGTCGCGGTGCATTTTTAGATGGTGCAGTGGCTACACCTTCATCAAACGAAGCAAGTGTATTGTTTCAAAACGCTACATTCATTACACCGGGTGTAGATTGTATCACACTTACCAATGGAGTTAGAATTGAATGGTTGAATTCATTCACATACTTTGCTTTAAGAAGCATCAACGCATATGACGGTACTTTAGGATTAGCAGAAGATGGAAAAACACAATTACGTGTTGCTGGATTCTCAGGAACACCTGTTGCACCAGGACATATAATTTCTTACTATGATACAGATGGTGTAACATTATTAGCATCAGGCACTGTGGAAACAGTAGACAACGGAAAAATTATTATAGATGGCAAATCCACAGGTTTTGCTTTGCCACCAGAAACTACAGGAAAATTGATCACAGCCAATGGCGATGCTCAATTAAGCACATCAGTTAAAAAATTTGGACAGTCCAGTTTATTATTAGATGGAGTGGGAGATAGTGCTTCCATTTCAACCACAGCAGACTTTGGCTTTGGTGCAGGTGATTTCACAATAGAATTTTGGGCTTACCCAACGCAACTTCAATCAACAACACTGTTTGATTTTAGAAATAATCAATCTATAGAATATGCATTGATGTTGTATGTGACCAACAATGGTCCTAAACTTTATATGAATGGTGTTAACATTATCACTGGAAGCCAAGGATTTAACATAACCACTTGGACACACTGTTCGATTGTGAGAAGTGGCACAACTGTAACCATGTACATTGGTGGAGTTAATGTAGGTTCAGCCACACTTCCAAATAATTTAGGTGCCGCCAAACCACTTGTGATAGGAAACAATTACAGCAACAATAATGGTTGGATTGGAAACATTGATGACTTTGTGGTTTACAAAGGACAAGCAATTCGTTCAGGTGCATTTACTCCTCCAACTTCAGAAATAATTGGTAACAGTAACACCACATTAGTTGCAAGATTTAATGGATCAAATGGATCAACACAATTTTTAGACACCAATATTCCTGTGCAAGATATTAGATTCTCATCAGGAGCCACAGCCACAAACTTTACCTTAGTAGATTATGCAGACTTTGGAGCAGAAGTTAGATCAATTGCATCAGCATCAATCTATGGAACTTATGGTGTTGTAGGAAATGGTGTTGGTGTTAGGATATATTTGATATCTCATAACTTTGCTTATATTGGCAACGATTATGAAACAGACAATGATGCTTCAACAGTAATACAAGCCAACGAAGTTGTTGATACTAACGGTGCTAAGATTTATTTTTCTTCTGTTGACCACAAAGGAGATTTTAGAGTTGGTAATCAGTTCTATGTGAATCAAGATACAGGTCAAGTAAATTTCACATCAGCATCATTAAACATCGATGTTGATCAAGCATTAACATTTACATCAGGACCTAATGTTACAATTATATCAGGTAACGCTATTGAAACAGGCAACGTAAGAATATCTGGAAATGAAATCACAACAACATCAGGTGATTTAAATATTGATTCTTTCAATAATCAAATTAATTTTATTGACAATGTTAACATTACAGGAAATTTAGACGTAACAGGTGACATCACAATTGGTGGCAATGTTACTATAGGTGATGAAACTACAGATTCTATCAACATAACAGCAGGCATAGGTTCCGACATAATTCCTGCTCAAGACAACACGTACAACATTGGATCAGCAACAAAAAGATGGAACACACTATTTGCCAATGAAGCACAAATTGACAGTATTCACATTGACACCAATGTGATAGAAACTAATGATACCAACGCCGATTTACAGTTAAGAGCATCAGGCACAGGTTCAGTTAGATTTGAAAATTTTACAGCACAAGGTGACACAATTACCAACAACACAGGAGATTTTATAATCGATCCTGCATCTGGTGTATTCAGAGTTGATGGTACAGGATCAGTAAGAATTCCAACAGGTACAACAGGAGAAAGACCAGGCTCTCCAACAGCAGGTATGATGAGATACAACACAGACGATTCTGTGTTTGAAGGTTATGATGGTTCGAACTGGATCACATTGACAGGTGTGTACGATTTAGACAGAGACACTTACATCACAGCAGAATTAACACCAGGTGCCAATGATAACACTATAAGATTTTATGCTGGTGGAGTTTTGGTAGCAAATGTAAATCCTACAAGATTTGATGTTACTTCGTTGCAAGTAGATGACATTACAATCAGTGGAAATACCTTAACAACCACAGGAGTTAACCAAGATTTAATACTAAATGCTCAAGGAAACGGTAGCATACGAGTTGAAGACTTTAAATTTGAGGGAAATACGATAACTAATATTATATCTGCTCCAATTGTGTTTAAAACCACAGGAACTGGATATATTGATGTGTCAGATTCTGGTGGATTTGTACTTCCGGTTGGAACAACAGCAAATAGACCAGTAACACCTTTAGCAGGTATGATACGTTACAACACCGCAGATCAACGTGTTGAACTTTATGATGGTATCCAATGGGGATCTATCGCAGGTTCGTCGGGTGCTGTTAGTATTATTGACGCAACAGAAATAGCAGTGGAATATGCACTGGCATTAGGATAGGAAAAATATGGCAACGAATTTTAGAAACAATGTAACAAAAAGTATTGGCACAGTGCCTGTTTCTGTTTACACAGCAGACGTAGGATCATACACCACAATAATTGGAATGGTACTAGCAAATTTAACCGAGTCTGTGGTACAAGCCAGTGTGACTCTTACTGCTAATCCAGATTCAGTAACAGGTTACATTGTGAAAGATGTCTTGATTGCTCCAAATTCTTCATTAAGAGTTTTAAACTCAGGAGAAAAATTAATTGTGGCAAGTCAAAACTCATTAAACGTTCAAACAAATATTAATGACTCAATCGATTGTGTATTGAGTTACGTGGAGATAACATAAGATGTCAAACGCAGTTGGTCAAGATATCAACGTCTATCTACAAAATGGTATCAAGGACAGATACTTTTATGGATTGCGAAGAACTGATGACGGAGAACTTTACATTGGTAAGGTGGATCAGTTAGCGGCTAACGATCCAGTCAGCATCAATAGTCCAGGAGCCATTGATGACAATTTTAAGAATTTTGATCAAGGATATGATTTCTATGAAGGTAGAGATCTAAATCATGATAAACCATTTAAAAATTTACGTTACGAACAATTTAGATGGGATGATGTAAATTTAAATTATTTTATCAACGAAGAAGGTGAATTGGTAGTCAGAATAAACAGTGCAATTGGAGATGGTACAATATCGTATCCTCAAACAGATGAAACTGTTATTACTGAACAAACTCCATTTACTTTTGATAAAAATAGTTACTATTTAGATAGTAATGAAATAACATTCGATAGAGCATAACGTGGGAGGAAAAAACGAATGACAAGACAACTAATAAACACTGGTATTCTTCCAAATGACGGTCAAGGAGATTCGTTAAGGGACGCTGGTGGAAAAATAAATTCCAATTTCAGTGAATTATACACTGCACTTGGAAACGGTACTGCACTTACAGTTATCAACAATAATATAATTACAGCAACCGGTGCCAACAAAATTACATTTAACTACAATACCTTAGCATCTTTACCAAGTGCCACAACTTATGATGGAATGTTCGCCCACGTGCATGACACAGGTTCGGCATATTTTGCTCACAATGGATCATGGATTCAACTAGCAGATGCATCAGGCTCTATTGATATATTTTCAGATGTAGATACTTCCACAGCAACTCCTTCAAATGGACAAGCATTACTCTATGATGCAGGTGCACAAAAATGGAAACCTGGCAACGTTGTTGCTCAAGGCGGCGGTGGCGGTGGTGCTACAACTTTTGTTGGACTAACAGATACTCCTACTTCTTATTCAGGTTATGGTAATGGATTTGTTAAAATAAAATCTGCAGAAGATGGATTAGAATTTGTAAATTCATTCAATATAGATTTATTAGCAGATGTGGATACAACATCTACACCTCCAACAGCAGGACAAGTTTTAAAATGGAATGGAACCAAATGGGTTCCTGGTGTTGATGCGACCACAGGTGGTGCCGGCACAGATGCTGACACATTGGATGGTTTGGACAGCACATATTTTTTAAACTATAACAATTTAAATAATAAGCCTACTATATCTACAACATTAATAAGTCTAACTGATACGCCTTCTGCTTACACAGGTGCGGCAAATAGATTTGTTAAAGTTAATTCAGCAGGAACAGGAATAGAATTTTCAACTGCCACAACAGGTGCAACAATTCTAAATGAACTGACTGATGTTACTGTAGGTTTACAAACATTCAACGTAACTGGTGCAAACTATACAGGAGCAACTGGTGTGTTAACAATGACTATTGGTACACACTCGTTAATAGTTGGTCAAAAAGTAATCATAAAAGGTGGAAGTATAGTGTTCACGTGTGCAACAGATAATCACGCAACCACTCATGCTTATCCAAGAACAACAGATCCAGCATACAACGTACCTGTAGCAATTACATCAACAACTGCAACATCAATCACAGTGAATGTTGGTGTATCACCAGACACATCTGCTCACATTTTTGTAAGTGCGACCAGCAATGCTGTCAGTGTTGCTCCATCTCAAGGAAACGTTTTATATTTCAATGGCACAAGATGGGAACCAAAAAACGGTCCAGTCATCACTTGGAGATTAGGTGCTAATGGCACATCAGATTATACATTTACTGGTCCAGGATTTCCGACACCAGCAACTACTGATCCTGTTCTTTATTTGACTAGAGGACATACTTACGTATTTGAAAACTTGTCTGGTGGTGGTCATCCATTCCAAATTAGAGTATCAAATGGTGGAGCGGCATATTCATCAGGCGTAACAAACAACGGTGGATCAACAGGTAATATTGTGTTTGAAGTTCCGATGGATGCTCCAAACACTTTATATTATCAATGTACAAATCACTCAACCATGGGTAACACAATTAACATAGTGAGCTAATAGATGGCACAAGTATTTGGCGTAGGCATAGACAGATTACAGGAAACACTGGCAAACAATAGATTTTTCTATGGGTTGCGTAGAACAGAACAAGGCGAACTGTATATGGTAAAATCAGATTTGTTAAGATTAGAAGATGGTGTTCAATTGAATAGACCTGGAAATGTTGACGAAAATTACAATAATTGGAGTAGAGGCGAAGATTTCTTTGAAGGAAGAGATCAACAACACAGAAAAGTTTATCCAAACCTTGTGTATGAACAATACAAATGGGATGGTAGAAATGTTTTTTACTACGTGAATAGTGAAGGAGAATTAGTGTTAAAAGTAAATGAAGCTCACACGTATCCAGGATATGTTGAGCCTTATGTAGATGTTTAAAGGAGCGATAAATAGTATTAGGAATTAATCAATGGCAGATTTTCGTATAGATAGGATAAGATTTAGATGGAGAGGTGATTGGACAACCAACACTCTTTATGTTAAAGATGACGTACTAAGATATGGTGCAAAAGTTTTTGTTTGTATCGAAGTACACACATCAGATTCAAATTTTTACAACGACTTAAACAATCAAGTACCTAGATGGGTACAAATGATGGATGGTCAAAGTTGGACCGGAGAATGGCAACCTTCCACTTTCTACAAAGTAGGTGAACTGGTTAAAGTTGGTGGTTTAATTTACAAATGTATCGAAGGACACATTTCAAATGCAGATCCAGACAATGGAGTATTGGGTGATGAATTAAAATGGGTGTACTTTGCTCGAGGAGAAGACTGGGCAAGTGTATGGCAACCAGACACACTTTACAATGTTGACCAAACTGTAATTTACGGTGGATCAATTTGGAAGTGTAACACAGCACACACATCAGGAAGTATCAATGATGGTTTACAATTCAATGCATCTTATTGGGATCAATATTCAAGATCAGATAACTTTAGAGCAGATTGGACTTCAAACACAATATACTATCCAGATGATGTTGTTTATTATGGTGGAACACTTTACAGATGTACAACAGGACACAGATCTGCTCCTTCAAACAAATTTGTAAATCCAACTATAACTTCCACAACAACTGCTAACGGAAGTGGTTTTCAATTTTTTATTTTCAAAATAGCAGAAACATACTATATCAAAATTACTAATAGTGGATCTCAATATCTTGCTACTGAAACTTTCACAATACTAGGCAGTGCATTAGGTGGAACTAATGCGTCAAATGATTTATTGATTACTATCAATACAGTAGATGCACAAACAGGAGCAATATCAACAGTTTCTTTAGCAGGAACAGCCAATTCCGAAATAGATGGATTGGAAGGAAATGCAGGACAATGGGAAACTGTATTCACAGGAATTAGATACAGAGGAGATTACGCATACGGAGAAAGATATGCTCCAGGCGAATTGGTTAGATGGTCTCCAGGTATGTGGCAAGTCACAACTGGTCACTGGGCAACTGATACAAGAATGGTGGAAGCAAACTTCTCACTATGGATGCCTGGTTTAGAATATGAAAATTTATGGACTTTAAGTCAATATTATCAACAAGGTGATGTGGTACTGTATGGTGGTTACACTTATGTGGCACTACAAAGTAATATTGGTGTTGAACCTTCTGTAACAGATTCATCCCTAACATGGGAATTGCAAGTTGTAGGTTACACATTCAAAGGAGAGTGGCAAGGTACAACACTTGATCAGAACAGTCAAATTATTCCTTATGAATACAGAACAGGAGATGTTGTACGAGCAGGCGGTGATCTTTACATTGCAGTTAGAGACAACTCTGAAGTTGGTCCTGACACTAGAGATTCTTACGATCCAGGTTCAGATGAACCTTTTCCTTGGCAGTTACTAGTAACAGGTATTGCTTTCAAAGGTCCTTGGATAGAAACTGATATTGCTGGTCAAACAGGCAACTCAACATATTTTCCAGGAGATGTTGTAACCGTAGCAGGTACTTTATACAAATGTATTCTTAAACACGAAGCAAATTCATCAGATGCTAAACCACCGTTAGACTTTGCATCAGACAATGTTGGTCCTTATTGGGTATTATTAGCACAAGGTCACACACCGAACGTTTTGGAATATCCAGGTGATATCAAAACACAAAACGATGATTCTACAAGATTAAGAATTGCTGTTGGAGATTCGGGCCAATTATTAAAAGTTAATTCAAACGGTTTACCTTTCTGGGAAGATTTTGATGTAACTCCAAAAGTTTATTATGTTGCACCAGATGGAGTTGATGCAGATGATCGTGGAGTGCAAGTATCAGCACCATTTAGAACTGTGAAATTTGCTTGTGATTTTGTTAATTCAGATTTAGGGCAAAGATCACCAGCCACAATATTCATTAAAACTGGAATATACAGAGAAATATTGCCAATCAAAGTGCCAAGAGATACAGCATTGGTTGGAGATGAATTAAGAAGTACAGAAATCAGACCAGCAACAGGATATGCAGATCAAGATATGTTCCATGTAAACAATGGTTCAGGTATTAGAAATATGACTTTGAGTGGTTTATCTGGCACACTGGGCCCAGTCAACGAGTATGGCACAAGAAGACCTACAGGAGGTGCTTTTGTTTCATTAAATCCAGGAACAGGAATAACAGATGCTTCTGCTTGGATAACAACACGTTCTTGTTATGTACAAAACGTAACAACATTTGGTACAGGTTGTATTGGATTAAAAGTGGATGGAGATTTACACAATGGTGGATACAAATCAATAGTTGCCAACGACTTTACACAGGTAATTGATCAAGGTATTGGTTTCTGGGTTAACGGAGAAGGTAGATCAGAGTTAGTATCTGTGTTTACATACTACTGTCATATAGGTTATCTAGCAACTGGTGGCGGAAAAGTTAGAGCAACCAACGGTAACAACTCATATGGAGATTGGGGATCAGTTGCAGAAGGTGTTACTGGTTCAGAAACTCCTATCACAGCACAATTTAATAACCAAACACAAGAAGCACAGGTAGATGCTGTATACAATGATGAAAACGAAATATTTGCATTCGCTTATGATCACGCAGGACAAGATTACACATCAGCAACCATAACAATAACAGGTTCAGGAGAAGGTGCGGCGGGTACAATTGAGTACGAAAACACCAGAGACAGTGCTGTAAACAAAATTAGAATATTAGGACCAGGAGATTCGACTCCGGCAGGTGGTGCTGGTTACACCAGTAAATCAGGACCTGCAATAACAGGCGATGAAACATCTATTCAATTGAATCAACAGTTCCAAGGCACATCAGCACAAACTGTGGGACAAAGAATTTATATTTGGGAAGGTACTGGTCGAGGACAATATGCAATTATTGATTCTTTTGACGAAGTTACAAAAGTTTGTACAGTCAAAAAAGAATTTGATAACACACCAGGATGGCAACATTTCTTAGGTGGATTTAAAATTGCAACTGAACTAGATCCTTCAACAAAATATTTTATCGAACCAAGAATTCAATTCAGTCAACCACCATATTCAAGTGCAACTGCTTCTATTCCTTTATCAGGAGATTATTTACTAGGAGCAAGTAAAAGAGTAGGCAGTTCCAATGTAACTGTTTTACTCGGTAACGGTAGAGGTTTAAGATCAACAGATGGCATTAACTGGACTACTTGTAACGGTGTACCAACACAAACTTGGAATAATATAAGTGCAGGTACCAACTACTTTATGGCGACCAGTGCCGCAGGGGGTCTTGCAAGATCTCAAGATGGTGCTAATTGGTCAGACATTTCAGGTTCTATCGGAGCAGACATATTCAGAGGCGTTGCGTATGAAAAAACAAATCAAAGTTGGGTAGTCATTGCAGAAACAGGTATGGTATATGTTTCTGTAGACGACGGAAACAGTTGGACATCTCAACAATTAGAACCGTACGATGGATCAACTCCAGTGTTTACTAAGATTGCGTCAGGTAATGGTTTAGTGATTATAGGAAATGATTTTGGTCAAACATGGGAATCTGTTGATGGTGGAACAACTTGGGAATTAGCGGCAGACATTGGTGGAATAAAATATCTAGTACAAGAATTAACTTTCGCTGGTGGTAAATTTATTGCTTCAGTTCAAGATTCACCATTTGATGATTCAACTTCAATAAACAAATTTTTTGTTTCAAATGCTAATGCGGCACAAAGTTCAACAAGTGCTGTCACAGTAT